CACACATACAGCCGTGGATAGTCAAGGATTAAAATGCTCATAGTCTCACGACCAGATATCAATGTTGATGTTATACAAGAGTTCGATCCTCAACAGAGGTTTATTAAGCTACCCATAACAAATTACTTAAAACTACTAGATGTATACGATACAATCAATCGCCCACAGATTGCCCTAATCAACGCAGTCAACGATCCTAAGTACCGTTTTATCTGTGCTGCACTCGCTCGTCGACTTGGCAAAACTTATATTGCGAATATTATTGGACAACTAGTAACACTTGTACCTGGAAGCAATGTACTCATTATATCGCCAAACTATAACTTATCATCAATATCCTTTGAACTCCAACGCAAACTTATCAAGCACTTCGATCTCGAAGTTGCACGTGACAACCTCAAAGACAAAATTATCGAGCTTTCAAATGGTTCTACCATTCGTATGGGTTCTCTTAGTACCGTTGATAGTACTGTTGGTAGATCGTATGATTTAATCATATTTGACGAGGCTGCTCTAGGCGAAGGTGGTGAAGCAGCCTTTAATGTGGCACTGCGTCCAACCCTTGATAAGCCTCAAGCAAAAGCCATTTTTATTTCCACACCCCGTGGTCGTAACAATTGGTTTTCGCAGTTTTGGAATCGTGGCTTTGATCCCAATTTCCCCGAGTGGATATCGCTACAAGCAGATTACACAGAAAATACTCGTATGGCTGAGTCGGATGTTGCTGAAGCACGCCGATCAATGTCAAAGTCCGAGTTTGAACAAGAATATTTGGCTTCATTTAGTGTATTTGAGGGTCAGATTTACACATTACAGGATACAGATGTTATTGAGATTCCCGAAGACCTCAAAGGTGAGGCATTTGCTGGGTGCGACCCTGGCTACAGAGATGCTACTGCTTATTGTGCTATCGTGTACGATTGGAACCGCGATTGCTTTTATATTGTCGACGAATACCTAATGTCAGAAAAGACTACTCAAGAGCATGCTCAAGCATTTACTGAGATGAATGAGCGTCATGGTGTTGAAGTTACGTTTATTGACTCAGCTGCTGCACAGTTTGCTGGTGACCTTGCTTACTTATATAATATTTCAACTACTAAAGCTAAAAAAGATGTCTTACCAGGTATTGCGTATGTTCAGACCTTACTACAACAAGGTAGATTAAAGGTTGCTCCACATTGCACTAATGTGCGCGCTATGTTTGACCAATATCGCTGGGACCAACGTGAGGGTCTGCAACGTGAACGACCAATGCATGATGATTATAGTCACATGGCCGATGCCGTTCGCTACGCACTATATACCTATACTGTTTAATGCCACAAAAAATTTATGCATTGACTTTTAGTTGCTGTTCTGCTATAATACTAGGTAATTGTGGTGCATTTTGTACCCTTGGAGATTTAAATGGATAAAACAGAATACGAAGCAATGCTAAAAACGGTGTTTGCCTCAGAGTTCTCGTTCTTCTTAAAAGCAGCTAACTTTCATTGGAATGTTGAAGGTAGCTTGTTTCCGCAGTATCATGAACTGTTTGGTAAGATTTACGGCGAAGTCTATGGGTCAATCGACACGTTTGCTGAAGAACTGCGCGCATTACGTATTTATGCACCTGCTGCATTTGAAACATTTGATGAAATTTCAGCGGTTGAGTGTCAACTCGAGGTGCCTAATGGCATGCAAATGACACAAGAACTTTTAGCAGATTCGGATTTAATGTCGGAGATGTTTCGTAGCGCGTATGTGGCTGCTGAAGCAATGGGTGATTTTGGTTTAGCTAACTTTTTAGCAGATCGTCAAGACGCTCACCGCAAACACTCTTGGATGTTACGCTCAACGCTAAAATAATGGCTAAGAATACAAATAAACGAATTCCAGTAAAATGGGTTCGTGATAGGGCTAAAGCAGCCTACGAAAAGAAAACGGAGTGCTGTGTTTGTGGATCAACCGCAGACTTAGAACTCCACCACCTACACTCAGTTACTATACTCCTAGATAAATGGGCTGAAGCTAAAGGTTATGACATTTCAACAGATGAAGGCATTGTAGCTGTAAGAGATGAGTTTATTGATGAGCATCGTGTTGAGTTATATGATCAAGTTTACACCCTTTGTAACCGTCATCATGTAGCGCTACATGGCGTTTACGGTAAAGCTCCTCGACCTGGTTCAGAACCGAAACAGGCTCATTGGATTGAGATGCAGCGCGCAAAATATTCGGGTACTGAAATAGTTGTTCCTAAGAAAAGCTTTGGTAGTTTTTTCTCAGAGTTTACTTAAGGGAAAACTATGTCAAGATTTACAGATTGGGTTGTTGAAAAACTTAATCCAGCACAGACCCGTATTGCACAAGAAGCGGGCACACAAATTTCTACGGAAAGCAAGCTAACATATCGCCAAGCTTTTCAAAAATTAGAGTCAGTTAATCGTTCGGTTAATATGCTTGTTAGCGCAGCTAGCTCGCTTGATTACGACGTAAAAGATAAAGTTAATGAAGGCGTTATTTCGGGAATTCGTCAAAAATCACTAAACACTCTTTTAAACTTTCGTCCTAATCCATATCAAAGCACACAAGAATTTCGTCAGTCAATCTTTACAGACTTAATCTTAGAAGGTAACGTATTTGTACACTTTGACGGTGTGTTTATGTACCATCTACCTGCACAGAATGTAGAAATTTTAACTGATGTAAAAACATTTATCCGTGGTTACAGATACAACGGAATGGTTGATTTTAAAGAGTCAGAAGTGTTTCACTTCCGTGATTTAAACTCTCATTCAATATATCGTGGAGCTTCCCGATTAGAGGCAGCGCAACGAAGCATTGCTACACTATACGCAATGAAAGAATTTCAAGAAAACTTTTTTGATAATGGTGCTGTTTTTGGATTAGTACTAACCTCCGAAAACACTCTTTCACAGATTGCAAAAGAAAAAACAATACAATACTGGTTACAAAAATACTCAACTAAACAAGGTGGTAAGCGCCCAGTTATTTTAGACTCGGGACTAAAGCCTGCAAACGTATCAAATCAAAATTTCAAAGATATGGATTTTGATCAATCTATTAAAACACACAATGAATTAATTATGCAATGTATTGGTATTCCGCCTATTTTATTAGCTGGTGGAAATAATGCTAACATTTCACCTAATTTACGCTTATTTTATTTAGAAACAGTAATGCCTGTAGTTCGTAAATTTGTATCCTCATTAGAGCGATACTACGGTTACGATGTTGAAGCAATTACTAGTTCAGTAAGTGCAATGCAACCAGAATTAAAAGATATTGCTGCCTATCATCAGACATTGGTCAATGCAGGCATCATTACAGCTAATGAAGCAAGAAAAGAGTTACGTTATGAACCAATGACTGGTCATGACGAAATAAGAATACCCGCTAATATCGCGGGTTCGGCTGCTGATCCGTCGAAAGGTGGTAGGCCCACAGATAATCAGCAATAAAAGGGGTAATATGGTAGATAAAAGTAAAGTACTGTTTTTAAACAGTTCATTTATCAAGAGCGATACCACCGACGGAAAGACAACTAGTATAACAATTGAAGGGTACGCAAGTACCGATGATGTTGATAGACAAGGCGACATTGTCCCAGCAAGTGTATGGAAAAAGGGTATACAAAATTATTTGAAGAATCCAGTAATTTTGGCATATCACGACCATAGCGAGCCAGTTGGTAGGATGGTAGAACATAGAGTTGACGGCAAAGGATTGTGGGTTAAAGCCAGAATTTCTTCAGCTGCTGGCGAAGTGTTTAATCTTGTAAAAGATGGCATCTTAACGGCATTTAGTATCGGCTTCCGAATCGTAGATGCGGAATATGATGCAGCCAAAGAGTTGTTTGTGGTAAAAGAGCTAGAACTGCACGAAATTTCAGTAGTGTCAGTACCAGCTAATCAAAATACACTATTTAGTCTTTCTAAGGCGTTTGATACAGCCGAAGAATTTAAATCTTTCAAAATGCAGTTTGCACCCGACAGCGATTCAGCTAAAGGGCTAGAATCCTCAACGGAAGCAATCGGCGAAATTAAAAAGGAATGGGAAATGGATCCTAAACAATTAGAACAAATGTTGGCTGATGCAGCTAACAAAGCGGCTGAGCTCACTGCTAAAGCCATCGCCGATACACAGGCAAAAGCATTGGCTGAAAAAGCTGCTGCTGACAAAGTTGAAGCTGAATTAGATGCACGCGTTAAAGCCGCTGTTGCTTCTATCTCTACTGGTGACACAGGTGCTGAGCGCCTGATGGCCGAAGTTGAGAAACGCTTAGCTACTGCTGAAGAGTCAAGCAAATCAGTTATCGCTGGTTTAGAAGCTTCTTTGAAAGAAAAAGCTGCTGAAATCGAAGCAATCACAAAATCAAAAATGTCTTTCCAAGAAGCCAAAGACGGTATGTCTTACGGTGACAAAGAAAAGGCTGTTATGTTGGCCAAAATGGCTGGTAAGTCATTGGAAAGCACAAAGTTTGGCCGCGATATGGTCCAAAAATACGGTGCTCACGTGCCTTCAGCTACATGGGAACAAGAAGTTTCATTGAACATGGAAGCTGAGGTTCGTCGTCGTTTAGTTGTTGCTCCTATTTTCCGCAACATTGCTATGCAAACAAACGTGATGACACTCCCAGTGAATCCAGAAGCAGGTTTAGCAACTTGGATTTCTAACAGCGACTTTGGCGCTGCTGCTAGTGCAGGTGCTGCTCGTAGCGGTACAAACG